ATGAGCAAAGACTGTAAAGCACCAGCCCAGCGGGCGACTTTCAGATTGCGTCATCTGAACAGCAAGGCCCGTCAGATCATGCTTCTCGCACATGGCGATAAGGGCTTGGTCGATGTTCATGCTGCCCACCGTGCGTCTTCACGCTGGTCCCGCAGATACTCGCCGTAGTCTGCCCTCCATTCGGAATAGGCCTGCTCGCAAACGTCGCTGGCGGCGTCCTCGCAGGACGACCATTCCCAATCGTTCAGTTCGCGGCCTTCGGTAAGATCGCGCGCATCGGTGACGTCCAGTTCAACGCCATCGAACGTGTAGGTGACTTCTACCTCAATCTCGCGTTCCATGTGGCCGCGTGAGAGGTAGGTGGTGGTCGAAAACGATGGGGCGCTCATGCTGCCACCTGCATGTCGATCACTTCGACCTTGCCAGTCAGCGCATCCGTGAGGATGGTCGCGGCGCACTCAATGGTGCTGGCGAACGCATTGGCCGCTTCATAGCCAATGGCCTCGATGCAGGCGTCCAGCAATTCCCACTCAGGGCGGCAATATACGGCGCGCAGGTAATCCTGCGATGCGAGAGGGTGGGCCATCACAGCTTCGAGCGCGGGACGGTTCAGACAAGCCTGAAAGAGGCCGTCAATTTGTTCGAACTGTTGAAGGGTGATCGTCATCATACGGTCCTCTGCATGAGCGTTTGCTCGTTGCTGTTTCACAATGAATAACGACCCAAACGCCCATTGCAAGGATTATTTTTGTAATCTGAAAAACTTTTCACTTCCACCATACGCAAGGATGTGCATATTACGCGGCATGACACATGAACAAATCCTTCGTAACGCTGGCAAGGCTGACGACATTGCGGCTTTGTGCGGTGTGGCCTCTATGACCGTGCGGTCGTGGATATTTCGGGACCGCATTCCTGGTGAATATTGGGCAATCCTCGCCCGCGCTGGCCACGCCACGTTGGACCAGCTTGCGAACGCAGCGGAGAAAGCAGCATGACCATCGCAATCATCGTCGCTGCATGGCTGGTCGCATCGGTTCCGTTCGCCATCTTGCTCGGCAAGGCGCTCAAAGCCCTGTCGCGGGATGGGCATGAAGCGGTGGAGAGCGGGCAGTGAGAGAGGTCACCATAGGCCGCGCTCGTCTGATCCTTGGTGATTGTCGAGATGTGCTGCCGACGCTGGGCAAGGTGGATGCGATCATTTGTGATCTGCCATACGGCACGACGCAAAATGCTTGGGATAGTGTTATCCCCTTAAATCCGATGTGGGCGGAACTAACGCGCATAATCAAACCGCGTGGGGCGATAGTCCTAACATCCGCGCAACCGTTCACAACGGCGTTAATCGCGTCAAATATGGGCATGTTTAAGTATTCGCTTGTGTGGGCTAAGACCATGCCGACAAACTTCTTAAACGCGAAAAATCGCCCACTGACAAAACATGAGGATATTAACGTATTTAGTTATGGCACAACCGCAAACGGTAGCGATAACAAGATGAACTATTATCCCGTGATAGGTAAAGGCGACCCGTATAAAATCGTGCGGACAAAGGATAGGCGTGTAGGGGCATGGGAAAAAGGCAACCGCACACCGTTTAAGAATAATACCCAAATTAGCGACGGTGAACGTTACCCGACTAGCATACTTGAATTTAGCAACTCAAACCATGAAAGCGAACACGAAACCCAAAAGCCCGTCGCCTTGTTTGAATACCTAATCCGCACGTATACGCAAGTAGGCGAACTCGTGGCAGACTTTACCGTCGGCAGTGGCACAACCGCCGTTGCCTCTCGCAATTTAGGACGCGACTTTATCGTGGGTGACTACACGCTTGAATACTGCGAGATAGCGCGCCGTCGCCTAGCGCAACCGTTTACGCCTCAAATGTTTGCCGATGAGCCGACGCCGACGGACACGCCGAAACAGGGGGGACTGTGGGAGTAGACAAAACTTGACAGCGCCGAAATTCCGCGCTAAGATTTTGTCAGCATAAACAACCTCCTCATGTGTGCGTGCAAACAGACAAAGAGCGCTTACCCCCACACGGTAGGCGCTTTTTGTTTGCCTATTTACGTCACATGATGCTATAATATCGGTAGGAGGTGAGTACATGGCAAAGCGAAATTACATCCCCGACAATGATTTTTTTGACGTCAAAGATATAAGTCGGCTACCCGTGCCGACGCTAGCGGAGGCGAGCATCATGGGGTATAGCGCGCGCGTCCGGCAATTCATGGGGCGAACAATCACGCCCCTGATAGATTGCGCGTATTGCGCTCACCCCGACTGTATCCACAAAGGCGCGCCGATTCCGTTGGCACAATTCAGCCCCGACCACCGCAAGCTAAACGGGGCGCATTCATACTGTAAATCATGCCGAGCAAGACTAACGCAGAAAAAGAGGGGGAAGAGATGAACCGCGAAGAATTTTATGCCGAATACCGCAAACGGATAACCGACGCCCGCGCCCGCTATCAGGCGGAACTAGACGCGATTGAAGCATGGTGGCGCGCGTTGGATAGCGGGGAGGTGGCAGATGAACCCCGTTTACGTGACTAAGTTAAACGACACCGCAACCCGAGTCCGTGTGGTGCTGACCGCCCTACGCAAGCAAGCGAAAGACGCCGACGCCGTGAAAGCGGTGAAGGCACTCGAGAGTAAAGCGCATACGTTGCGCACGTCCGTTTATGGGCTTGAGAACGTGCTACGGCAAGCGCACAATCTCGCGTATGTTCACAAACTGCACATTGTGACGTAAAATGTTGACAATCGACGGATTACGTTAGATAATGGCGTTAATCCGTGTTTGCCTCCAAAACACGAAACCTTTCTCACATTCGATACACACGCGCCCCTTCCCACGAGAGGGGCGTTTGTGTTTATAGCTAATATGCACATAATGGACACCCTTAAAAATGGCACTCTCGAAAAATTGGCGCGAAAAATTTATAGACTCTTTGCGCGAGTCGGGGAACGTGTCCGATTCTTGTGAGGTCGCAAAAGTATCGCGTTCACAAGCTTATGCTGAACGTGATAACAACCCCGTGTTTGCTGAACAATGGGAACACGCGCTCGAACACATTGCCGATAAGCTCGAACAGGTTGCGAGACAGCGCGCCGTAGACGGTAGCGACGTCTTGTTAATCTTTCTGCTCAAGGGCTAAAGCCTGACAAGTACCGCGAAAATCGCCGACTCGAGATTGCCGGTGATGCCAACGCGCCCCTTAGAATTGAGGTCACTTATGCCGACGATAGCGCTGACCCTACCGAGACCCCACCCGAAACAACGTGAGATAACTCAAGACGACTCGCGCTTCTTAGTGGTCGTTTGTGGGCGTAGGTTCGGTAAGACGGTAGCGGGGATGGAACGCATAGTACGCGCCACCCTTGACGGCGCTAATTCATGGTGGATAGCGCCCTCGCATAATGACGCGGTGGACGTGTGGAGACAGATTAAAACCCTGTTAGCACCAGTCACAAGCAACGTATCCGAATCGCTTAAAGAGATTGAATGCGTTACCGGTGGGCGTGTCACGATTAAAAGCGCTGGAACGGGTGATAACTTGCGCGGGGCTGGATTAGACTTTGTTGTCTTTGATGAATGCGCCTTCATAGACGGGCAGATATGGCATGAGGTCGTTCGCCCGATGCTGATGACTACGAAGGGTAAGGCGCTATTCCTAAGCACTCCCAACGGGCGCAATTGGTTCTTTGACCTGTATACCGACGCTTTACGCATCGGGGGACACTGGCGGGTGAAGCAATACACGTCATACGACAACCCCCGCATTGACCGCGCCGAGTTAGACGAACTTGCCAGCAACATGCCTGATAAGTCCTATCATCAGGAAATCTTAGCCGAGTTCGTTGACCAGTCCGGCGCTGTGTTTCGCAACGTCAAGGCGTGCGTATATGGTAAGGCAACCGCTACTTATGAAGCGGGTAAGACTTACGTGATAGGCGTAGACTTGGCAAAGACGGTAGACTATACCGTCCTCACGGTGCTATGCGTTGAAGATAAGCGGATAGTCGAGATACAGCGGTTTAACACGGTGGAATATGTTACCCAACTGTCACGGCTTGAAAGTCTAGCGAATAAGTACCGCGCCTCTACGGTGGTCATTGAAACCAATAACACGGGGCAGGCGTTTATCGAACTAGCGCGCCGTGCCTTGACCGCTAAGATAATCCGATTTGACACCACAAGCCCTAGCAAGCAAAAACTAATCGATAGCTTAGTGATTTCGTGTATACTAATGTCTGGCATGTCGTTACTCCCTTCATGCCGTGAAGCGCCCTTCCAACGCGGGGCGCTTTTTATTTCGATGTCTGAATTATAACACAAACGCCCTGACTCGGGGGATGAGTCGGGGCGTCCGTTTTTGTGCTATCAGCCGACTGCAAATCGAATGATGCTTGTATTTTACCGTTTAACGTTTATCCCTGCCAGT